GGCCGCCCGCGCTTATAACGCGACCGCCGGATCTGCCTACTACGGCCCCCGCTTCACCTACGATCCCTCGACCCTCTCGGCGCTCGGGCTGATGATTGAGGAGGCGCGGACGAATATTCAGTTTTACTCGGGCGACCTGACAAATGCAACCGGATGGGCAGCATTAAGTTGCACGGTAGCCAATAACGGCGCGGCAGGCCCGGACGGCACCAAGTTAATGACCCGGATTACCTCGACTCTTGCGGGCAACCGCAATCAGTCGGCGGGCACCGGCATGACCACCGCCGCCTCAACGACCTACACCGGATCGTTTTACATGCGCGCCGGTTCGTCAAACTTTGCCGGGATCGTAGCTAATGGCGTCGGCGGCGTTCCTACAGCATGCGGCGCGATCTTCACGCTAACCGGCAACGGAAGCGTGGTCAGCACAGCCGGGACGGGCTCGCCTGCGGGGACGATCAAGAAGATTGCAACGGGCTTGTATCGCTGCACCCTGACGTTTACAACCGGCGTCGGGCAGACCTCGACGCAGTTCGGCGCAGGCGTCAGTGACGGCACGACCTACACAAGCACGATCTACCCATCGGCAGCGTCGGGGACGATTGATGCGGATTTTGCGCAGTTGGAAGTTGGGCCTAGCGAAACGTCGTACATCCCAACAACTACGGCGAGCGTCACCCGCGCCGCAGATTCGGCATCATTTAATAACTTGGCGTGGTTTAACGCAGGCGCAGGGACGTTCATTGTTGATTACATCGGCGGTTTAGATGGGTCGCAGTCGGGGTATGGGCGAATCATTGGATACACGGGCGGCGGGAACCCCGGATTTGTTGTTTCAAACAGCCTAACCACTACTCTAAATTTTTATAACGGCACTAACAGTTTAGCTGTGACGGTTACAAGCAGCAATTATTGGTTGCTCGGCGGGAAAGCTGGGGCTGCGTATGACTCGGCGGGGCGCGCTCTGTGCGGGAATGGTCAATCAGTAGTGACTGATGCTAATTCAATTGGGACCGTGTCTGATCTTTATCTTGGCCGCAATGGCGGCGCTTCAACTAACGTGATGAACGGCACCATAAAACGCCTGACCTACTACCCGCGCAGGCTGTCGAATGCGGAAATGCAAGACCTCACGACATGATCGACCTCTATTTAAGATTTGCCGATGAGGCAGAGTGCAATGAGGTTCTGTTCAAGGAAGTAGAAGGCTTCCGCATTCCCATCGTCGGTTCCGTTGATGTGATCGGCGTGATTTACAAAGGCGATCCACCGGCACCCGTTCAAGGATGGCACGCAAACCTTCGGGGCGATCTGACCGACGAGCAAATCGAGGCATTGAAGCCTTATTCGCTCGATCCGGCTCCGATGCAACCCGTTCGCGTTTGGCTTTAATACGAGGCGTGGCTTAACAGTCGCGGGAATAAATGGCGGCACGAATCAAGAAACATCATCAAGACGAAGTGCGGGCAAAGATACAGGCGAGTTACATTATCAACCGCTTGACGGCACATTTGAGCGGAGAAGTTGAGTTAACCGCAAGCCAAGTTCAGTCAGCGCGCATTTTGTTAGACAAATCAATCAGTAATGCGCCAACTGATGCAAATATCAACCATACCGGCGATATTGGCTTTCGTTGGCTTGAGTGAATGTTGTCACGATCCCCTATAAACCGAGAGGGGCATTCCTACCGCTGCACCGAAGGAAGCAAAGATGGGCTGTTGTCGTGGCTCATCGACGGGCGGGCAAGACGGTCGCCTGCATCAACGAACTAATCAAAGCCGCGCTCACATTTCACCGGAATGATGGGCGCTTTGCTTATGTGGCCCCGTTTTATCGGCAGGCCAAGTCAGTCGCTTGGGATTACCTGAAACGCTTTAGTGCGGTTGTTCCGAATATTCAGGTTAACGAGTCGGAACTTCGGATTGATTACCCGAACGGCTCGCGGATTCAACTGTACGGCGCGGATAACGCCGACAGCCTGCGGGGCTTGTTCTTTGATGGCGTAGTCGCTGATGAATATGGCGATTGGAAGCCTAGCGTCTGGTCTTATGTGATTCGCCCCGCGCTTGCTGATCGGCAAGGTTGGGCGATCATCATCGGGACGCCTAAAGGTCGAAACCAGTTTTGGGAAGTCTACGAAAGCGCCAAGCGTGATGCGGATTGGCTGGCGCTGACGGTCAAGGCAAGCGATTCGGGACTGTTGCCTGAGTCTGAGCTTGCCGCGCTGCGCAAAGAGCTAACCGAAGATGCGTGGCGTCAGGAAATGGAGTGCGACTTTGATGCTGCGTTGCCGGGTGCGATCTTCGGTAAAGAGATTTGGCAGGCCGAGCAAGATGGGCGAGTTAAAGCGGATTTGTACGATCCGGCCCTCAAGGTTCATGCGGTTCTGGACTTGGGTTTTAGCGATGACACGGCAATATGGTTTTTTCAGGTCAGCAAAGAGCTTCGCCTGATTGACTGCTATTCGACGCATGGCATGCCCATCGCGCATTACCACGATGTTTTAATGGCTCGGCCTTATCAGTACGGTGAATGGCTTTACCTGCCGCACGATGCGCGGGCTAAGTCATTGCAGACGGGTCGCAGCATTGAGCAGCAATTCACTGCGTTAGGTTGGAAGCCGCGAATCGTTCCGGAAATGGGGCTGATTGATGGCATTCAGGCTGCGCGCTTAACCCTCGCTGAATGCTATTTCGATTTGATCTGTATCGAAGGGCTAGACGCGCTTAAACAGTACCAACGGGAATACGACGAGGACAAGCGGGCGTTCAAAGACAAGCCGCGCCACGATTGGACAAGTCATTACGCAGACGCCTTCCGATACGCCTGTCTTGTGTGGCGCGAGGAAATGAAGCCTAAGGCGCCGGAGCAACCGAAATACCCGGTGCATCAAACGATCAACGAACTCATCCGCGAGAATGCGCGGCGAAAAAGGGATTACGACAATGGCTAATCCGGTCAATGAATCAGGGCAGCATCAGAACATTACCAGTACGACCACGTTGTTTACAGGTCAGGGTCAACTGCTCGGCATCTTTGTGTCCAGTGCTTCGGCAACGCCGACGATCAAGGTTGCCGATGGGGCGACGACGGTCGTTAATACGTTTACCCCGACCGCTGCGACCTATTACCCGATCCCGGCGCAGATCACCGGCTCTTGTGTCGTGACGATCAGCGGAACGGTTGATTGCTGCCCGTTCTGGACTCGATAAACGATGGACTACGAGGCAGGCGCTATTGAGCGTCCCGAGGAGTTAGAGAAGGATCAGGAAGGCGTCGTTCGCCGCTGGTTGCTCGAACTCAAGTTGGCCGACAAGCGCGAGCAGGAATGGCGCAAGAAAGGCGAGCGCGTATGGGACACTTATCGTCAAAAGACGCGCCGCGCCCACACGTTTAACATTCTCTGGTCGAACACCGAAACGCTGCGCCCTGCGGTCTATAACTCGCTGCCTTCGCCCGATGTTCGCCGCCGCTACAAAGACGAAGACCCCATCGGTAAGGCTGTCTCGGAAACTTTGAGCCGGTCGATTGAGTATCAGTTGGACACGACTCCGTTTGACGAACAGGTCAAGGCGACGGTGCTCGACCTTCTGTTGCCCGGTCGCGGCGTGTGCCGCGTTCGTTATGTGCCGAGCCTGGCGCAAGTTGGTGTGACCGAGGAAGCGCACGACGAGGAAGCCGAGCAACACGCAGAAGGCGGCGAATCAGGCGAGGGCGAGACTGAGGAAGTCGAATGGGAGCAAGCGCCGGTAGAGCATGTCCAATGGGACGACTTCCGCATTTCGGCGGGCAAGGAATGGCAGGAGATTTGCTGGATTGCTTTTCGTCACAAGTTGACGCGCGATGAATTGATCGAGAAGTTTGGCGACGAAATCGGCAAGGCTGTCCAACTCGACAATGTGGACGACGAGGATGTAAAAGCCGAGCGCGACGAAGGCGTACAGGAAGCATTCAAGACCGCCTGCGTTTGGGAAATCTGGGACAAGGACGAGCGCAAGGTTCATTTCGTTTCGTCGGGCTACAAAGAAAGCCCGCTGCAATCGCTAGATGACCCGCTGACGCTGCAAAACTTCTTTCCGATACCTTCGCCGCTCTACGCGGTCGAAGACTCTGCAAGCCTCGTTCCTGTGCCGCTGTATGAGCAATATCGCGAGCAGGCCGAAGAACTAAACACGATTTCCAAGCGCATCAACATCCTTGTCAAAGGCTTGAAGATGCGCGGCATTTACGATGCCACGTTGTCCGAGTTGTCCGAATTGATGCGGGGTGAGGATAACGACCTGATCCCCGCTGCAAACGTCACCGCTTTGCTGGAGCGCGGCGGGCTTGAAAAGGCAATTTGGTTTATGCCGATTGAGCAAGCCGCCAAAGTCCTGCAAATCCTGTACGAACAGCGCGAGGCAACTAAGCAGACGATTTACGAAATCACCGGCATATCGGACATTCTGCGCGGCTCGACCAAGGCAACGGAAACGGCTACGGCGCAGCAAATCAAAGCCAACTGGGGCAGCAATCGACTCAAGCGCCTGCAAGCCGAGGTAGCCCGCTTTGTGCGCGATCTGATCCGTTTGCAAGCCGAGATTATTGGCGAGCGGTTCTCGCCCGAAACGCTGGCCTCGATGACCGGCTTGAAGTTCCCGACCGGCGCAGAAAAGCAGCAGTTGATGATGCAGCAACAGCAGCAAGCGATGATGGCGCAGCAGCAAGGCCAACCACCGCAGCCTGCGCAGCCTTTGCCGCCGTCATGGGATGAAATCGTCCAAGTGCTGCGGGATGACAAATTCCGCACGTTCAAAGTGGACGTTGAGACTGATTCGACCGTCGCCGCGTCCCAAGAATCGGACATGAAGGCGCTGCAAGAATTGCTTGGCGGGCTGTCCCAATTGCTGCAAGGATTCGGGCCCGCTGTGCAAATGGGCGCAATGCCCATCGAGGCGCTGAAGGAATTGATGCTTACCGTATGCCGTCGCGCCAAGCTCGGCAATGCGGTTGAAGACGCTTTCGACAAGATGAAAGCCCCGCCGCCGCCGCAAGCCGAGCAGGACAACTCGGGCCAGGTTGAGCAGATGAAGCAACAGGGCGAAATGCAGCGCGTGCAAATGGAGCATCAGCACGCGGCGCAGATCAAGCAAGCCGAAATGCAACAGGCCGGTCAGTTGGAGCAATTCAAGCAGCAGGCCGAGACTGAGCGCGAGCGCATGCGGCTGGACGCTGAAAATGATTACAAGTGGCGCATTGAGCAGTTGAAGGCCGAAACGCAAATCATCGTGGCGACCATCGGCGCGAAAGTGCAATCGGAATCTGCGCAACTGTCCGCGCAAAACGAGCAAGCGCGCATGACGATGGACGCTCAGACGAGAACTGCGGAGCAGGAGTCCGAAGCCGTAGAGCCGGAAGGCGATTCGACCAGCACTCAGTTGCAGCAGACGATTGCGGATGCAATGCAAGGCTTTCAGATGGCAATTGAGCGCCTGTCGCAGCCTCGCCGGATCGTGCGCGGGCCTGACGGTCGAGTTGAGGGCATCCAGTGAATCTGTTAGGCGCAAAACTTTACGATCCGGCGGTCGCGGTCAGCAAGGCAACATCGTCTTTGCTTGCTCTGACCGCGTTCGATACGACGAACTTGCGCCTTGCAATCACTGTTCCGGCCCATGGATTTGTGCGCTTTCGGATTCGCTGTGTCGTGACTGGCGCAACGACCGTGCCGGTCGTGATGCTTGGCGTATTGAACGGTGCGAGCGTGGTCGCTCGTGTTATTCCTCACTATGCGCCTTGCACAGCAAACGCGGCGACGCAAGACTTCAACCTTGACGCTGAATTCACGGTGCCGGGATTGACGCCGGGTGCGGCAAATTTTGACGCCGCTTATGGCGTTGAGGTGGTGGTCGCTTCGACCAATATTAAATACGGTGGCCCGAACAACACCACGACAAATGATGCGTGGGGCGCGTTTGTGTTTGAGGCTTGGGACCCGCAGCCAATTGCGACCGCCGGTCAGCTTTCAGTGGATGCAAACGGCCGCGTGGATGTGATTAAGGTTGCGGGGACTACCCAGACGGCCCGCGATTTGGGCTTGCAACTTGATGCGGCAGTCTCGACGCGCATGGCAACCTATACGCAGCCGACGGGCTTTTTGGCTGCGACGTTTCCGCTAACGGTTGCCAGCACGACGAACATTACAGCAGGCACGATTACAACCGTTACAAACTTGACCAACGCGCCGACCGCAGGCGATCTAACGGCAGTCATGAAGGCATCGGTCACGACTGCTGCGACGGCTGCAACGCCGGTAGCGGCTTCGGTAACGGGCAATGTAGGCGGCAACGTGGTCGGCTCGGTTGGCTCGGTCACGGGCTTGACGGCGGCGAATCTGGACGTAGCGGTATCGACTCGGCTGGCAACGGCAGGCTACACGGCACCGCTTGACGCTGCCGGTACCCGCTCTGCGGTCGGGCTGGCATCGGCCAACATGGATACGCAACTTGCAACACTAGCGACCGCTGCCGCGCTGTCTACGGTCGGCGCAAACGTGACCGGCATCAAAGCTAAGACGGATAGCCTGAATTTCGCTGTGGCGGGCTATGCCGATGTGAACATTCGATATGTCAACTCGGTCGCAATCAATGGGGATGGCTCGGCGACGCCTTGGGGGCCGTAAATGGCCGACGCATGGGGCGGGTCATGGGGCGCGTCTTGGGGCTCGTCTTGGACGACCGTTGCCCCGGCTCCGGTTGAGTCTGCGCGCGGCGGCGATGATGCTTTCCATCATCGAGGATGGGACAAAGAGGCGTGGGCAAAGAAGCAGGTCCGCGATGATGCGTTAGAGGCAACGATTGTTTCAACCTACCGGCAGGTTATGGGCATTTCGCCCGAGCCGGAAGTTTTGCAGGAAGTCGTGCGGCAAGTTGAAACCGCGCCCGAGCAATTTGCGTTCATCAACTATTCCGGCATTGCCGAATGGTTGCAAGCGCAAGAGTCAATCATTCAATCAATCATTGCGCGCCATCAAGAGCAGGACGACGAGGACGCGCTGATCCTTTTGACTTTCTAGGAAATCATGCCTGTCTACGAGTGCATGTGCCCCAAGTGCGGCGCGGTGCAGGACTACATACGTCCGGTTTCGCAATACATGGACACGCCCGAGTGCTGCGGCGTCAAGACCCGCAAGGTGATCCTGACCGCCCCGACCGGGATTGTGGACATACCGGCTTATGTCTCGCCGACCACCGGCAAATTAATCGACTCCCGAAGGAAGCGCCGCGAGGACTTGAAGGCGAGCGGTTGCCGCGAATGGGAAGGCATGGATCAAGAAGTGAAGGTTGCACAGCAGCGAGCGGCAAGCGAGGAAAAGCAAGCAGACGCGGCGATTGAATCGGCGGCGGTTGCTGCCTGGAATTCGCTACCGACTGAAAAGCGCAGGGTTTTGGAGTCAACCATTTGAACGGAGCAGCAATGAGCGAAGACCTGGGCCTCTCAACAGAGGCAGACGAAACGCAAACGATGGACGACACGATCCGGCAAACGCTGGAAGACATACAAAGCCGCGACGCAGAACCCGAAGTAGAAAGCGAACCGCAGGAAACCGAAGCCGAAGCCCGAGCGCGTGACGAGCGTGGCAGATTCGCAGCCAAAGCAGAGGAAGCCGCAGAACAGACCGCAGAAGCCGCGCCCGAGGCTGTTGCACTCGATGCGGAGTCCGCGCCCGTTGCGGTGCCGCCTGAGTTGCAGAAACTTGGCTTGCGCAAAGACGAAGCCGAGGCAATCAGCAAAGACCCCGTTGCCTTGCAAGCGTTCATTCGCCGCAGCGAGGAAATGCACCGAGGCATCGAGCAGTACCGCACTAAAGCACAGTTTGGCGACAGCATCGAGCGCACGATTGCGCCGTACATGTCCACGTTGCAGCAAATGGGCGTGTCGCCTGAGTTTGCGATTCAACGGCTATTCACTGCCGAGACGGCATTGCGCAATGGCAACTCGCAGCAAAAGTTGGCGATGTTCGCGCAACTTGCTCGAGATTACGGCGTCGATTTAAACAACTTTGCAGAGCAGTCCGCGAGCCTTCCTACAGTTGACCCGCAAGTACAAACTCTGCAAGGTCAATTGCAGCAAATGCAGTCATGGATTCAGCAGCAAAACCAAGCGCGGGAATGGCAGGAGCGTGAGTCGCTTAACAGCGAAATCGAGCGCTTCAAGACCGACCCCGCAAATCGGTACTTTGAGGATGTGAAAGACGAGATGGCTGGCCTATTACAGGCTGGACTCGCTCCCGACCTCAAAACGGCATACGACAAGGCGATCTACGCAAATTCCACGGTGCGCGCTCGCGTCCTTGCAGAACAGCAAGCGGCGACTAGCTCGGCTCGGAAAGCGGAAGCCGACTTGCGCGCCAAAGAGGCCCGAAAGGCAGCGGCGGTAAATGTACCCAAACGTGGGTCTTATCCGTCAGCGAAGCCAGTCGGGACTATGGAAGACACCATCAGAGAAAAGGCCCGCGAATTGGGCGTTCTCTAATCCATCTTTAAGGAGCAGTAATCATGGCCTCTCCCGGTCAAAGCACTCTGTTTAACACGTTCACCGAGCTGGTCAGCACGACCTATCGCAACCACAAGAAAGAGGTTGCCGATAATGTGTCGAACCACAATGCACTCTATCGCCGCCTCGCGGAAAAGGGTCGCAAGCGTACCGAAGACGGCGGCTTGTCCATCGTGACGCCGCTTGATTATGCGAGCAACTCGACCTACCAGCGCTATAGCGGTTACGACACGCTGAATATCAGCGCCGTCGATGTGATCTCTGCCGCTGAGTTCGCATGGCGTCAGGTCGCGGTCAACGTCGCCGCCTCGGGTCTTGAGATTCGCACGAACTCGGGATCGAATCGCATCATCAACTTCGTCAAGGCGAAGATCAAGAATGCGCAACGCTCGATGGCTAACGGTCTGAGCATTGACCTGTATTCGGACGGCACCGCGACGAACCAGATTGGCGGCTTGCAGTCGATCATTGCTGACGCTGGTACGGGTACGGTCGGCGGCATCAATAGCTCAACGTTCGCCTTCTGGCAAAACGAAGTGCGCGATGCCTCGGACAACTCGGTGACGGTGAGTTCGGCGACCATTGAAGCAGGCATGATGCTGCCTCTCTGGCTGTCTTGCACTCGGGGCAACGATACGCCTGACCTGATCGTCATGGACGCCAACTACTTCTCGTTCTACGAGGGTAGCCAGTCGAGCCTTAAGCGTTATGCCCCGGCTGACGAAGGCAAGGGCGGCATGATTTCGATGAAGTACAAGACTGCTGATGTGTTCTTTGATTCGACCGCATCGGGCATTCCGGCTAATCACATGTATTTCGTGAATACCGACTTCCTGGAGCTGGTCGTTCATCAAGATGCCGACATGGAAATCATGCCCGAGCTTCGCAGCGTTAATGCCGATGCCGTGGTAGTGCCAATTCTGTTTCAGGGAAATTTGGTCTGCTCCAATCGCTCGCTGCAAGGCGTCGGCAAGGCTTAAACCTACAAGGAGATTTAATATGTTTTCTGCAATTTCCCCTACTATCGGTACGCAACCTTTTAATGATTGGTTCGTCCCGGACACCACCGCACGGCATCCTCTTGGCATGTTGGTCACTGCTGTCGATCCCTTCTGGGGCGCTGGCGAGTTCATGTACATCAAGTCAACTGACGCGATCCTTAAAGGTTCGATTGTCATGTGGGATGAATCGTACAACGGCGTCCTGCTGCCGTCGGCTGTGACTCAAGGCTTTCCTTGGGGCGTAGCAATGGCTCCGATGGCGTCGGGCGTCTTCGGCTGGATTCAGCTTCGCGGTCGTGCGGTCTACAAGACCAACGCCACCGTTGCCGCTGATGGCGTCTTGGCAATTGCCGCTGCCGGTATTCTCGGCGCTACGGCAACGGGCAAGCAAGTTCTCGGCGTGCGTAACCGCATCTCGGCAACTGGCACCAAGACCGTTACCGCGCAGACCGTTATTAACTCGGGCGTGCTTTATACGGCTGGTTATGACGGCTTCTTCCTCGGCATGGCGCTTTCCGGTACGGGTATCCCGGCTTCGACGGTTGTCGCGGCTCTTGACCCGGACGGCAAGCGCATTTACACGGGTTCGGCCATCGCCACTACCGGCGACAAGAACTCGACTGCAACGGGTTCGATCACTCTCACCGGCACCTATACGGGCTTCGGTTCGGGCGTGTTGAATAACCCTAGCTGCATGCAGATCGTGACCTAAACGTAGTCGCTCCACGGACGGCCCCTTCGGGGGCCGTTTTCGTTTCTCGATTCGATTTCCTCAACAGGAGATTTCATGCTTTCACTTGCCGCAGCACGCCCGCCTTTCGTTGAATTTAAGACTGTCGCAAAGGATGACCGCAAGGCATCAGAGGAGCGCGGCATTCGCGTAACCCGCGACGTTGACTTTGCTTTCATCATGCAACCGGGCGGCAAAGACTGCGTAGAAAAAGAAGCGGCTGACTGGCTCGCCTCGATCAAGAATAAATGCCTGTCGGGTTCGCCCGATGCCTACCCGCAAGAATGGGTAGATGCGTTCCACAAGAAGTATGCAGCATGGAAAGAAGGTCAGGACGCGCCGCTTAACGGAACTTCTGTCCGCGAATGGCCCCTGCTTTCCCCGGCTCAAGCGCAGAACTTCATTGCTCTTGGCATGCCGACGATTGAAGACGTTTCCGCGATGACCGAAGAAGCCATGCAGCGTTTCGGCATGGGCGCTCGCATTCTGCGGGACAAGTCGCGGGAATGGCTGCAAGGCAAAGAGATTGCCGCAACGGTCATGCAGGAAAACAACCAACTCAAGATGCAACTTGCCGAGATGGCCGAGCGTCTTGCGAAGCTGGAAGCAGCGCCCGCCGTACTTGCTGCCGACGAAGACAAGCCGCGCCGTGGGCGACCGCCCCGCGCTGATGTAGTGACTCAATAGGTCAAGATATGGCAACCTGCCTTTCAATCGTTCAGACGGTTTGCAAACGGATCGGGCTTAGTTCCCCTTCGTCTGCTACGGGCAACTCTGACGCGCAGATTATCAACATTGTCGCGCTGGCGAACGAGGAAGGGCAGGAACTTGCTGCGCGCAATCGGGCTGGCTGGACGGCGCTGCAAAGTGAGGCGACCTATACGACCCTTGCCGCAGAAGATCAGGGCGTTGTCACGACGATTGCGCCAGGTCTAAATTTCATTATTAATGATTCGATTTGGAATCGCTCATTGCACCGCCCTGTATTCGGCCCGAAGACGCCGCAGGAATGGCAGCAGAACAAGGCGTTTGCAATTAATGGCCCGTGGTCAAACTTTCGCATCAAGGGCAATCACCTTTACATGTACCCGACGCCGAGCGCGGGCGAGTCTTGCTACTTTGAATATGTCTCTCGCAATTGGCTGACCAATTCAACCGGCGTGACCTCTTACGAGGAATGGCAAGCCGATACGGACGTTCCTTTGCTTGATTGGCAATTGCTGACGCTCGGCACAATCTGGCGCTGGAAAAAGTTGAAGGGCTTTGAATACGCCGAGGACTTCAACACTTACGAACGTCGCGTGGCCGAAGCAATCGGCTCGGACGGCTCAAAGGATTGGCTGAGCCTGTCCAATACAAAATATGATATATCGCCCGGAATCGTCGTTCCTTCGGGTAGTTGGAACGTATGAGAAAGCCCGCCTCGCGCAAGGTTAGCCGTGGCATGCCGGTTGCATCATCGGCGACGCGCCCCGCTCCGGTCGGCGGCTGGAATGCCCGCGACTCGCTCGCCGCAATGCCTGCAAGCGACGCCGTGTCGCTGGTCAACTTCTTCCCGGCAACGACCGAATGCAAACTGCGCTACGGCAGCAGTTCATGGGCAACGGGTCTGAGCGGTCAGGTCGAAACGCTCATGGATTATGAGGGCGGCACGACGCAAAAGATGTTTGGCATCGGCGGCGGCAATGTGTACGACTGCACCGCAAGCGGCGCGGTCGGCGCTGCGGTCTTGTCGGGACTGTCGAATAGCCGGTGGCAATGGGCTAACGTCGCCACTGCTGGCGGCAATTTCCTTTACATGGCGAACGGGGTCGATGCACCCTATACATACGATGGCGCAACGTGGGCGAATCCCGCGATTACCGGCGTCACGACAACTAAACTCAATTGCCCGATCATCTTCAAGACCCGCGTTATCTTCACCGAAACCGGCACGCTTAAGACTTGGTATCTCGGCACCAACGCTATCGCAGGCGCGGCAAACTCAATCGACATGTCGGCAGTCGCGCAGTTGGGCGGCTACATCGTGTCACATGCGACTTGGACGATTGATGCCGGTACGGGTGTCGATGATTACTATGTCGCGGTCACGAACAACGGCGAGATTATTGTTTATCAGGGAACAGACCCCTCAGACGCGACTAAATGGGCGCTCAAGGGCGTTTGGCGAGTTGGCGCACCCGTAGGTACCCGCTGCTTCATCAAGTACGCTGGCGACCTTCTAATGGTCTGTCAGGACGGCGTGATGCCCCTGTCGGGCGGTCTGCAATCAAGCCGCGTCAATCCTCGCGTGTTCTTGACCGACAAAATCCAATGGGCAATGTCCGAAGCCGTGACGACATACGGGTCGAATTTCGGATGGGAGATTTTTTACTACCCCGGCGAAAATCAACTTTGGGTTAATGTGCCGGTTGGTACGGGTTCGCAGCAGCAGTACGTCATGAACTCGATTACAAAAAACTGGTGTTCCTACACCGGCTGGTCTGCCAATACCTTTCTACTGTTCCGCAATACGCCTTATTTCGGCGGCAATGGGGCGGTCTATAAGGCTTGGGATACGAATGCGGACAGCGGGGCGGCGATTACCGCTATCGGGCTGCAAGCGTTTAGCGACTTCGGCCTACCCGGCAAGCTCAAGCGTTTTGTCGCCATGCGCCCGATATTGCGCACCAACGGTACGCCCGCCGTCTTGGGTTCGATCAACGTCGATTTCAACACCGACGCGAGTACCGCGCCGCTCTCCTTCGCCTCGACCTCTAGCGCCTCATGGGATTCTTCTACATGGGATACGGGGTTATGGGGCGGCGACCTGAACATCTATCAATCGCTGCAAGGCGTGACCGGGGTAGGGTATTACGGCGCGCCGCAACTTAAAACCAGTTCGTCGGGCGTCGATCTTCGATGGGTGAGTACCGATGTTGTCCTAGAGCCGGGGGCGATCATTTGATCGTCTTTGATAGCAATTGGGTCGGGCGTTTCGTCTGCTCGATGACTGGCGGCACGTATTACGAGGGATCAGGGCAGGGCATCGGGCTGGTCAACAAGAGCGATGCGCTTATTGCGGGCGTCCTGTACGACAACTTCACCGGGCAATCGGTACAGATGCACGTTGCCTCTGACGGCTCGCGGCGGTGGATGAATCGTGAATATTTGCGGATTTGTTTTGATTACCCGTTTAATCAATTGAAGGTAAAAAAAGTTATCGGTCTGGTCGATTCGACCAATCAGGCGGCGCTTGATTTCGACCATAACTTAGGCTTTGTGACCGAAGCCATCATCAAGGACGCGGGCAAGTTTGGCGACATGCACATTTTGAGCATGACGCGGGATCAGTGTCGTTTTTTGAAGGAATAGGATCATGGGAAAAAGCAGCGCGCCACCCGCGCCGGATTATGCCAGCGCAGCCAAAGAAACCGCCGCAGGCAACATTGATGCCGCTCGCGTCGCCACGACTGCGAACCGTGTTAATTACAATACGCCCTATGGTTCGTTGAACTATTCGCAAGACCCATCCAATCAGGATAAATGGTCTGCTGACGTTCAATTCTCGCCCGAGCAGCAAGGTTTATTCGCGCAGCAGAACAAGACAAGCGCGGGGCTTGCTGGCCTGCAAGATCAGGCCATGGGCCGCGTTTCGGATATGCAGAGCAATCCGTTTGATTTCGGCTCTGTTCAAGATGTGCAGGACAAGGCATACGGCGCTTACACCTCGCGCCTCGACCCGCAATGGAACCAGCGCCAATCAGGCCTTGAAAACCAGTTGGCGAATCAGGGCATCGCTCGCGGCACCGAGGCGTACACTAACGCCATGCGGGATTTCAATTTTGGCCGCAACGACGCATATCAGCAAGCCAACGTGGCGGCGATCAATACCGCGCCGCAGACGATGCAAATGGCGTCTGCCCTGCGCAATATGCCGCTGAACGAACTTAATGCGCTGCGCACTGGTTCGCAAGTTACAAATCCGACCTTTAACAATGTGCCATCGCAGGCGACTACCGCAGGGCCGGATATGCTCGGCGCTGCCAATCAGGGCTACAACGCGGCAGTCAGCGCCAACAATGCGCAAAACGCTCAGAGTGGACAATTGTTTGGCGGCTTGATGGGCTTGGGCGGCGCGGCGCTTGGCGCTCCCATTGGTTCGCTTGGCGCACGACTTTTCTAAGGCGGTCACACAATGGCAAATGATGTGTTGATGGCTCCCGGCGCGTTTGACGCCGACGCAGAGCAAATCCGACGCCGCATGGCTTATGCGCAGATGTTGCAGCAGCAGTCGCAACAGCAGCCGCAGGGTCAGATGGTGTCCGGTCATTACGTTGCGCCTTCGTGGACTCAACACGCGGCAAACCTATTGCGCGCTTATGCGGGGCGTAAAGGCGAGGATCAGGCCTTGTCCGACTATCGCGGCTTGGCCGATCAGCGCAGGACTGAGGGCGCGGCCGATGTGCAGAAGATGGCCGCATTGCTGCGCGGCACGCCAGAGCGAACGGTAAACCAGCCGGTTATTGATGATTCGGAAGACCCGCAACTTACGCAAGTGACGAAGCCCGCGACTGGCCCGGACTTGGCGGGCGCGCTTGCTATGGCCGGGCAAAGTCGGAATCAAATGGTGCAGGGCGTTGCGCCTTCGCTGCTTGGGGCGATGATGCCGAAGGCGGCAAAGTGGGAAAAAGCAGAACTTCCAAATGCTGACGGCAGCAAGCGCGTGGGGTATGTTGACATTAATTCGCCTAATCCGCTTGCCACATTCACCGCAGGCGGGACGGCTCCGGTCAAAAATGAATATGTAAACGGTCAGGCGGTGCAGCCGTTTACCAATCAACCTGTTGGCGCTCCCGTTCCGCTTCAAGAGCGCACGATCGTCGGCGCTCCCGGCTCAACGATCATCAAGCCAAACGGCGAAACCACCACAATTCCGAATCCAAACAAGCCGTTTCATCCCGATGGGACGCCAAATCAGGATTATCAGGATTGGGAGCTTAAAAACAGCGGCGCAAAAAAGCCCGTTATTTCGGTGGATGCAAGAAATTACAGCACGCAAGAAAACAAGCAGAACGAGACTTATGGCAAAACGCTTGGAGAAATTCGCGGCGCAATTACGCAGGCCGGATGGGATGCGCCCGGGAAGTTGGCGCAACTCTCCCGCATGGATGAGTTGCTAAAGGGGGTAGACGGCGGCGGCGCTTCTCCGACGATTGCTCAAGTGGCTAGTTTGGCAAATTCATTTGGCATCAAACTTGACCCGAAACTTGGCGTTAAGCAAGCTGCGGAAGCATTGGCGCGTGAGATGGCAGGGTCGCTTCGCAAGCCTGGAACTGGCCCGATGACCGACAAGGACTTTGATAATTTCCTTGCTCAAGTGCCGAGCCTTTCCAAGACCGCAGAGGGCCGCGCCCAAATCACCAAGACGATGCGCGCCGCCATTGAGCGCGACCAGCGCGCCGCCGCATTTGCGCGGGACTATGCGCAGAAAAACCGGGGTGTTATTGATGACGGGTTTTTTGATGCAATGGCTAAATTTTATGCAGACAGTCCAATTGTCATGCCGCAAATGCCTGAAACTAACCAGCAAGGCGCGGCAATGGTTATGCCTAAAGGGTTTCGCGTCATTAGAAAGGGCGAATAAACACCATGCCAATCTACCAAGTGCAAGCGCCAGATGGGTCGGTGTTAGATATTGAGGGGCCAGCCAATGCAACCGATGCGCAACTAACTCAAGCCGCAGCGGCAGCTTATGGGCCGCAGCAGCAAGAGCCGCCACGGGCAACTTTCAGGCAAAAAATTCAAGCCTCCATTCCAATGCGTATTTTTCAAGGAATGCGCGACCCGATTGATGCGGGCGCTCAATACCTACCGCGTGGCTTGGAGTTTATGACCTCGCTAGGCGGGATTGCGCCTAACCCGGTGTCGGACTTCTTTGGCGGCGAAGCGCAACGGGTGGACAAACTCATTTCAGATAATGAGCAGGATTACAATAAAGCCCGCCAAGCAACAGACTCAACCGGGGCTGATGTTTCTCGGTTTGTTGGCAACACATTTTCTCCCGCAAATGTGGCAATCGCAACTAAATTGCCGGTTGCCGCGTCCGCTTTGGGGCGCTTTGCTCAGGGCGGGCTGCTTGGCGCTGTGGGTGGCGCACTTACCCCGGTTGATGTAAATGAAAACCCTGATTTTGCCGCCACGAAAGCGATGCAGGTCGGCCTGGGCTTTGCAACAGGCGCAGTCCTGACGCCAGCCATCGGCAAAGTTGCCGATTTTGTAGCCAAGAAAATTGCGGCATGGGGCAAACCGCCTGATGGGATCGTCTTAAGCAGGATGACCGAATCGTATGCAAGAGATGCCGGCCTTGATTGGGCGTCAATGGCGGGGAAAGAGCGCGCCGCTTTCCAAGAGGAAGTCGCAAAAGCGGTAAGGGCCGCGCATGGCAAAGACCCCGCTGCCGTAGCTCGCGCCGCTGATTTTAATTCGCTGGAAATGCCTTACTTGCTCGGGCAAGTTACACGCGATCCGAAGCAATTTGCTATTGAGCGGAATTTATCGCAGACCGCAGACCCAATAACGCAGCGGCTTGCCGAGCAGGCTAGAATCCTGCGCGAAAAGACGGGCCAATTTGGTCTTGGTGCGTCAAGCGAGCAGGACGCCGGGAAGGCGCTTGCCGCCGCATTGAAGGCCCATGATGAGCAATTGTCGGCAGGCGTTAGCGCCGCTTATAAACAGGCCAAAGCCGCCGCAGGCAAAGACGTTGAAATTCCGATGCAAGGGCTGGCACAGGACTTTGCAAAGGTTTTAGATTCCTACGGCGATAAAATACCGTCTGGAGTAATGAATCAAGCAAAAAAGTACGGCATCATCGAAGGCGGGGACATGAAGCTCCGCAAGTTGTTTACGGTCGAGGAAGCCGACAAATTCCTGAAAGTCATTAACGCCAATCAAAGCAATGACCCTGCCGTGAATTCGGCACTCGGCGCGCTGCGCAACGCAATAAAATCATCGGTTACAAAAGATGCTGGCGCGGAAGATGTGTTCGCCGCCGCACGCAAAGCCGCTTCCGAGCGGTTTTCTTTACAAGACGCTGTGCCCGCCTTAAACGCGGCGGCTCATGGCACAGAAAACCCTGATGTTTTTGTCAAAAATTTTATTGTCAGCAAATCGGCGCAGACTGAGCAAGTGCAAAAAATGGCGGCACTTTTAAAGGAAGGCGACGGGAAGGCGTTTTCCGAAGCGCGGGCGCAGATAGGGGCTTATTTGCAGCGCAAGGCATTTGGCGAAAACCCGGCAGGTGATGCTAAATTTAATCCGGCTCAATACGCTACGGCATTGCGCGAACTTGGCGACGGTAAGTTAAGCGCCTTTTTTACTCGGGAAGAAATCAAACAGTTGCAAACAATCGGCAGAGCAGGGGCTTTTATTGAAAGCATCCCGGCAGGGAGAATGCCTAACACTTCGGGGAATTGGGGCGCAATAAGTGACTTACTTGGTCGAATCCCCGGCATTCCGGCTGGCGTTGCCGTGGGGAAGGCGCTGGCTAGTGGCGTCGGCAAGCAAGTTGACATCAGCCGCTCGCTTGCGGCTGAGATACCTGGAAAACTTACGCCCGAGCAAGTAAGAATTTTGTCTCAACTTCTCTCCCAGGGTGCGCTCGCCTCGGGCGCGGTTGGCGCTTCTCCGCTTCGCTAGGTAGGCAAATAAACAAGTGTAAAAAGCAACGCCTAAAACGGTTGCAATAGCCCGATAAATCGGTTCCACGGTATCACCTCCAACCCGCCTCGGCGGGTTTTTGCTTTTCAGGAGTTAAAAATATGTCTTATGACGGCTCCGGCGTTTACTCGCTGCCAGCGGGGAACCCGGTCACTACGGGAACCATCGTAAGCAGCACATGGGCGAACTCAACTCTAAGCGACATTGCTACGGCGCTTACTAATGCGCTGACGAAAGACGGCCAAAGTACGCCGACCGGCAACATCAAACTTGGCAGCTACAAACTGACCGGGCTTGGTGCTGCGACTGCTGACGGCGACGCCCTGCGCTATCAGCAACTTTTCTCGCAAGGCGCTCCGACTGACATTGCAAGCGCCGCTACCTGCGACATTGGCGCTGTCCGGTCAAACTTCTTGACCGTCACCGGCACGACCACGATTACAAGCCTCGGGACGAACTACAACGGGCCGAAAATGCTCCGGTTCTCGGGCGCATTGACTCTGACGTATAACGCCACGACGCTGCTACTTCCCGGCACGCAGAGCATTACCACTGTTGCAGGTGATATGTGCATTGTAGTGCCGAAATCAACTGTGTCAGGTACGGCTGACGGTTGGGCGGTCATTTCCTACACGCGGGCGAGCGGCGAAAGCTACCTTCCGGTTGCCTTTGGCGGCTATAGAAACCGCTTGATTAACGGCAACATGCTCATTGACCAAGAGCATGCCGGGGCGGCGCAAACGATCACCGCCGGGGCGGCTCTCGCTTATACCGTTGACCAATGGT